TCTCTATCTGGCATCTCCTCATGGAGGGAGAAGGCGAGCTCGGATGCATCGCGGCGAAGGACCGCAACCAGGCGGCGATCATCTTCGACGAGACCGCCGCGATGGTGAAGCGGTCGCCAGAGCTGGCGGCGTCGCTTGAGGTGGTCGATTCTCGGAAGACGATCGTCTGCATGGGCACCGGCTCGTCGATGCGTGTGATCTCACGTGACGCCGGTGCGGCCGAAGGGCCGTCCTACTCATTCGTGTTCTGTGACGAGCTTCACGCGTGGCCCGACAGGCGGCTTTTCGAGGCGCTCCGCTACTCGGGCCGATCCAGACGCGAGCCGCTGCTCTGCACGATCACGACTGCCGGTGACCGCCGCGACACGATCTGCTGGGAGCAGCACGAATACGCCGAGCAGGTGATCGCAGATCCGAACTACGACCCGAGGTTCTACGGGCGGATCTACGGAGCGAAAACGGATGGCAGCGAGGACTACTTCGATCCGGCGACGTGGCGTCGATGCAATCCCGGCATGGGCATCACGATGACCGAGGAGGCGTTCGCGGCGGATGCCCGCGAGGCGAAGAATAAGGCCACAAAATTGAATGGCTGGCTCAGGTATTCCTTGGGAGTTTGGACCGAGTCAACGAATAGGTGGCTGGACCCTGACAAGTGGGCCGCGTGTGCCAGCGGTCCACGCGAGCCGTTCGCCGGTCGAAAGTGCATCATCGGCATGGACTTGTCGAAGACCACCGACCTCTCCGCGATGGTCGCCTTGTACCCGTGCGAGGGCGACGAGTTCGAGGTCGATGCGATGTTCTGGGCTCCCCGCGATCTCATCATGGAGCGGGAGAAAACCGACCGCCAGCCGTTCCAGCACTGGGTGAACTCGGGCTACATCACGGCGACCGATGGGAACATCATCGACCACTCGAAGATCCGCGAGTACGTGCTGGAGTATGCGAAAACCCACGAGGTGGAGCACGTCTACATGGACTTGACCGGCGCGGTGCAGCTTGCCGTGGAACTGCAAGGGGCGGGGCTGCGCGTGTCAGGATGGAGCCAAGGTTTTCGCGGGATGTCGTCGCCGACGCGCCGCCTGGAGTCGCTCGTGTTGCAGCAGCGCCTGCGGCACGGCGGCAATCCGGTGCTCTCGTGGATGGCCGCGAACGTGACAGTGGAGACGAACGCCTACGAAGACGTGCGTCCGGTGAAGAAGAAAAGCACGGGCCGCATCGACGGGATCGTGGCTCTCATCTTTGCCCTCGGCGGTTGGGAGTCTGACCAGATCACGAACAAGCCCGGAGCGGAACCCTCCATCCTCTTCCTATGATCGCCCCATCCGACCGCATTCTCTGGCTTCCGACCTCTGAGTACGAGTCTCGCAACTGGGACTACGAGTCGGGCGGCTACGGTGGCAACCGCAATCCGTCGGGCGTGCGAATCGACCCTGAGACGGCGCTCCGCTCAACGGTCGTCCTCGCGTGCGTTCGCGTGCTCTCGTCCAGCGTGGCCGGGCTACCGCTACATCTCTACCGTCGGTTGCCCAACGGCGGGAAAGAAATCGCCCGCGAGGTGCCGCTGTATCGCATCCTCCACGAGCGGCCGAACGGATGGCAGACGAGTTACGAATGGCGAGAGCAAATCATGCTCCACCTGCTCACGCACGGGCAGGCGTTCGTGGAAATCGCCGGTGCCGGTCCTGCCACGCAGTTGATCGTGCTGCACCCGAGCCGGATGCAGGTCGAGCGGATCGAGAACGGGCGACTCCGTTACCGTTACCGGGAGGATCGCGGCACCGAGACGATCTACTCGCAGGACGCGATCATGCACCTGCGGTGGCTCTCTGATGACGGCGTCAACGGCATGGTTCCGGTCGAGCTCGCCCGCGACGCGATCGGGCTGGCCCGTGCGTGCGAGATTCACGGGGCGTCGTTCTTCGGCAACGGTGCCCGGCCCGGTGTGGTTCTGTCTACCGACAGCACGATTTCAGCCGAGGCGGCCGAGGCGCTCCGCAATGGATGGGAGCGGATGCACCGTGGCAGCGAGCGAAGTCACCGCACGGCGGTCCTCCAGGGCGGGCTGAAGCCGATCGAGCTCGGCGGCGGCAATATGCAGGAGTCGCAGTTTCTGGAAACCCGCCGCTTCGCCGTCGAGGAAATCTGCCGCATCTACGGCGTGCCGCCGCATCTCGTGGGCGACCTGACGCGGTCGTCGTTCTCGAACATCGAACAGCAGTCGCTCGATTTCGTGACCAACGGCCTGATGCCGTGGCTGCGTCGCATCGAGCTTGCGGTCGGTCGCGACCTCATCACCGACGACACGCTCTTCGCGGAGTTCGACACGCGCGGCTCGCTGCGGGCTGACGCTGCGGGGCGTGGTGCCTACTACAACACGCTCTGGAACCTCGGCGTTCTGAGCGTCAACGAGATCCGGGCGCTTGAGAACCTCAACCCCGTCGAAGGCGGCGACGTGCGATTCGTGCAGTTGAACATGACGACGCTCGACAAGGCTGCGGCCGAGCCCGAGCCGACGCCGGTCGTCGAGGAGATCGTCGTCGAGGAGCCGGTGACCGACGCCGCGTCACCGACAACCGAGCCCGCACCGGACGCCACGCCCCAGGTCGCCGAGGTCTCGCTCAACGGTGCCCAGATCACCGGGCTCATCGCGATCGTGCAAGCCATCTCCGATGGTCTGTTCACCCGCGAGGGTGCGGCAGCGATGATCGCTGCGTCATTCCCGAGCATCCCGCCCGCACAGATCGACGCGATCCTCGCAGGGGTGGTCGAGCGTCAACCGGCAGTAGCAGCGGATGCGCAGCCGCAGCAAGTGCCGGTGGTCGAAGACGCCCCCGCGAGGTCGCTCGAAGAGCGTGCCGAGCCCGGCACCGTCGCCGAAGGCGACTTCGTCTCGTGGGGCTCGTCTGGCGGGCGAGCTCGCGGACGCATCGACCACGTCATGGACTACGGGCGGCTCGACGTGCCCGGCGCTGACTTCGCGATCGACGCGACCGAGGACGACCCGGCGGCGCTCATCACGGTGTACGAGGAAGTCAGCGGCGGGTGGCGGGCGACCGAGACGCAGGTCGGACACAAGGTCTTGACGCTCACGAAGATCGACGCGCTGCCCGAGCCGCCGCCTGCGGAGGAGCCACGGGCGAAGCCACGGAGGCGGAAGCGTGGCGGCTAGGTACGACCACATCGACTTCACGCCCCCGGCTGGCGTGCGTGAAGAGGCTGCGAAGGGTCTCGCGTGGCGAAGCGAATACGGCCGAGGCGGCACGGCAGTCGGCGTTTCCCGAGCACGCGACCTGAGCAACGGCACGAACATTTCACCGGATACGGCGAAGCGGATGGCTTCGTACTTCGCCCGGCACGAGGTGGACAAGCAGGGCCAAGGGTGGAGCCCCGGCGAGGACGGGTTTCCGAGCGCGGGCCGGATCGCGTGGGCTCTCTGGGGTGGCGATCCGGGGCAGGCGTGGGCGAGCAAGTTGACGCGGCAGATCGAGGCAGCGGACGAGAACGACAGGAGCACGACGATGAACATCGAGCGACGTTCCCTCGCGATTGACGAGGTCGAGTCGGCGGTCCCGCTGCTCGCGGTTGAGAGCCGCAGCGAGGACGACGGCAGCGAGCGCGAGTACATCGTCGGTTACGCCGCGAAGTTCGGCGTGTTGAGTCTCGACCTGGGCGACTTCGTCGAGCGGATCGACCCTGGTGCGTTCGGTATCGTCGCCGAGCGTCGCGGGCGTCGGAAGCCGCTGGAGACTCGCGCCCTTTGGAACCACGACGCGAACTACCCGCTCGCGAGGTATCCCGGCACGTTGTCGCTCAATGTGGACGAGGTCGGGCTGCGGTACGAGTTCCCGGTGCCTGACACGACGTACGGGCGGGACATCGCTGCGAACATCCGTGCGGGGATCGTGCGTGGCTCGTCGTTCTCGTTCACCGTGCCGAGCGGCGGCGACTCGTGGGCTGTCGAGGAAGGTCGCAGCGTCAGGACGATTCAGCGCATCGACTCGTTGCTGGATGTTTCCCCAACGACCTTTCCCGCGTACCCCGACACCGACGTGAAAGTTGCCCAGCGGTCCTACGATGCGTTCGTTCGGCAGCGTGACGCCGAGGCTCATCGCCGCATGGCTGCGGCGGCCCGTGCCCGAGAACTCCGCGAGTACCTGACCCAGCATGGCCGCTAAGTCCGGCGACACGTGCGAGCGGTGCAAAGCCGCTCGCCTCAACGTCGCGTCGAGTCAGGCACGAGGCGAGTATCAGACTCGCTACCTGCGCTGCCCCCGCTGCGGGCACACCGACAAGCACGTCGTGCATTCCGAGCACGTGCGTCGTCGGGCCTTTACTGGTTAGTAAAAGACCCTCGCGTCTAACTGCAAGGGTGCCGGTCTGGCTCCGTAGGTTCGTGGATAGGTGGCGTGAGCGTCACCGCATCCCGACCAAGGAGTCACGCTCGTGGACAAGATCAAGGCACTGCTCGACGAACTCGCCGCTGTCGTCGCCGAGATGGAAGCGATGAGCGAGACCCCGGCCGAGGACGGCGCTGAGCCGATGACCGAGGAGCAGGAGGCTTCGCTCCGCTCGCTCGAAACCCGTGCCGACAAGCTCCGCGAGCAGATCGAGTTCCTGCAGCGCGTGCAGGCGAAGGAGCTCGAACTGCGTGCCGTTCTGGAGCGTGGTGCCCCTGCCAAGGCGGTCGAGAAGGCTGCCGTCACCGAGGAGAGCCCCGTGGAGAAGCGAACCGTCCCCGCGATCCCCGTGTCGCACGGCCCGCTCAAGGCGTTCCGTAGCGCCGAGTCGGCGTACCGCGCTGGCATGCACCTGAGGGGCTATGTGTTCGGCGACGCCGAGGCTCGTCGGTGGTGCGTCGATCACGGCGTCGAGAGCCGCGCCCAGGCGGGCGGCGTCAACTCGCTCGGCGGTGTCCTGACTAGCCCCGAACTTGCCCAAGAGCTCGTGA